AGTTGACTGCGAATGTCCCCGGAAAGACCTGTGCGGAGGTCGCCGATCATACTACGTATTCCAGAATCGTCAAACGGCTCTCCAGTGATATTTACATCACCCGATACCCTGTCGAGCAGATCGTTTACGGTGATGCTTGGAAAGCCCAAATCGCCAATGCCGATGTCAGGCAGGCCCAAATCGCTTACACCAAGGCTGGGCAGACCCAGATCGCCAATGCCAACATCCGGTAAACCCAAATCGCTTACGCCAAGGCTGGGCAAGCCCAGATCTCCTACACCAACATCCGGCAGGCCCAGATCGCTCACACCAACATCCGGTAAACCCAGATCGCCAACGTTGATGTCCGGCAAAAACTGATCGGGAGTGAGTCTCGTACTGCCCAAGGCTTGTAACAGATCCTCTTCTTCAACCTGTCCTAAAAACCGGTCCGCACCGAGGCGCGTACTGCCCAAAGCTCGGGCCAGGTCTTCTTCGCCAACCTGTCCTAAGAACCGGTCAGGGCTGAGGCGCGTACTGCCCACGGCTCGAGCCAGATCTTCTTCTCCGACCTGTCCTAAGAACCGGTCGGGCCTCAGTCGTGTGCTGCCCAAGGCTTGTACCAGATCCTTTTCTCCGACCCGCCCTAAGAACTGGTCAGGAGTAAGTTGCTGACTTCCCAAGGCGCTGGCTAAGTCTTCTGGCCTTAGTCGCGGCAGGATCTGCTCGGGAGTGATCCGTTGATCTCCCAGCGCACTGGCTAAGTGCTGGGGCAAAACCGGCCCCAGGAACTGATCGGGGGAGAGTCGCTGGCTTCCGAGCGCCTTGGCCAGATCCTTCTGGCCAACCTGTCCTAAAAACTGGTCTGGAGTAAGTCGCGTAGTGCCCAAGGATCGGGCCAGATCCTCTTCTCCGACCTGTCCCAAAAACTGGTCAGGAGTAAGTCGCTGGCTCCCCAGCGCATCGGTCAGATCCGCTTTGCGAACCCTCGGCAAGATGTCACTTGCAACCAAACCCGCTCCAGGCAAGGCATCCAGTAGATTCTGGCGCTCGATCAGTGGTAGAATGTCGTCCACGCCCAGCAAGTTGGCCAAGGCCAAGATATCCGTCCGCGCACCACCAATCGCCTCACTGATGGGGTTAATGTTAAACGCGGTAGGCAACTGTCCAATTTCCGTCCGCAGGTCGGGTATATCGGTTTCTGCCAAACTCGTAACTTTGTCGCGCAATAGCCCCGTTTGCTCCAAGGCATCAGCCAACTGCCCACGCTGAGGAGCGAAGCCCCCGTAGCCACCGCCAAACGAGCCGCCTGCGATATCCCTTAAAAAACCTTGGGATTCTGCGAGAGAATCCCTGACTTCGTTTATCGATGAGGGCGCATCGAACGCAGAGATATCTTCAAGAATGCCCCCGCTTCCCTCGAGCCTGTCAAGGAATGCAGAGAACCGATCCGGCGTATCCCAATTACGAAACCGTTCACTTGTCGTGCCCCCGGTTTGGATGCTGTTGAGCATCTGCGCCAACGGAGAGCTTGGGTCCAGCCCGATCTGTTGGAGTGCCTGCAGCATCGGAGGCAGGGACCGAAGGTCGTTTAATGCCGCAAGCCTTTGGTCAGCAGTATCGAAGGCCCCATCCCCTCGGTCTGTCCGAAATTCTTGGGGGTTGAAGTACGGATCAGATTCAGTGGTGACCTCAATAGGCTTCTCGGGAAACACATCTTCGTCAAGTTCAAATTGATTCGAGCCACGCGGCGGGTCGGCGTCGGAGACGTGGGTCGAAAGGGGATCTAAGGGCGGAAGAGGATCTACGTCGGCTATGGGATTGACAGACCCTTGGCCCGAACCGCCTCCGCCGGGAGGAGCCGACCCGCCGCCTGCTACTGCATTATTTGCGCCGACAGAGGAGGACGTTGTCGTGGGCATGAAGCTGCCAAACCCCTGCGAGTGCCCCATGACATTTCGGCCCGAAGTCGCGCCGACAAGAGTCCCGTCCGCAAAGATGCTGCGGTTGCCTTGCGTGTCCAGATCTCCGATCTGAATGCCGGGATCAAACCCCTGGTTACCGCGGCGAAGACGTTTCTTGTCGAAGCCCTTGCCAGTAATGTTGACAAGGTCTGGGTTTTTGAAGACGCTGAATGAACCTTCTGCCATTATGAAACTCCTGCGCCGATACGGCGCTTGCGGCCAATGTTCTTGTACGTCGGATGTGTTCTACGAATACGGAAAAACTCATTGATAGCGTTGTTTGTGAATTTGATGCTCGAGTGCGGGTCATACTCACTGAGATCTGTGTCGTAGGCCAGCATTCTTACGGTGCCAAGTTCGGCCTCGTCAAGATTGTCCTCGTCCAAATCAAATCCACCGCCAGACACATTCAAAGTCTTTGTTGTGCCGGTGACGCCAGAAGACTCCTGGTTGACCGTGATGTTGTAGTTCCCTGTGGCATCGTAGTAGGTCCGAGTATAGAGCCAGCGGAGCCGCACTCCAGAACCTTCAGGAGCCGGGGCACCTGTGCGGAAGTAGGCACGGATAGCGATTCCGCTGGCAGATGCGTCGTCGTCCTTGTAGGTATTGTTAGGCTCATGGTCCATGACTTTACCGCCAATCGACCCCGACGAATTAAGAGTCCCCGCATGGGGTTTTCCGTCGATAGAGGCCGCACAGTTGCGGTAGAAATAGGAACCCGATCCGGTCATCGGGCCAAACCAACAATCGTGCCGATCCGAATAGACGATGATGTGATTCATTGCCGTCTGGCCAGTCCCATAAGGAACCCAAAACCACGCCTCGGCTTCCTTGGGATAATAGACGGCAAACGCTTGCGTCAGGCGGCTGGTGACCAACTCGGGCCAGTAGCCCAGGTCAAGCTGAAAAGACTTTTTCTCGACCTCGTCTTCCCCGTCCCACAGGTAAATCCCGTCTGCGCGCAGGAAAAGCTGCCTGTCGCCCGGAAGCACAACTATTGCACGGCCATTCAAAGCCGCGCGTCCTGCTCTTACACCACCGGAGTTCTCTCTTCCGGTCTTCTGCTGCTGCTGATAGGGGATGTCGGCATTGCCTGTCGGCACCAGCGTATAGATGCCACCCGTTGTATGCACGGTCAGCGCATTGCGGGTCGGGACCAATGCCGTGATGGGGTGGCCGAACTGGTAGAACGACGTTGCTCCGACAGTGTCAATGTCTGCGATGTCGGAATACCATAGCCGATCATATGACGTATCAACATTGCCCCACCAAACGCGGTTGTCCCAAAAGGCGACATGCTCCGCAGTGGTAAACCTCGAGTCCACGTCAGCCGCGGCGGCGGTGCTTGACCCCGTCCACTTCCAAGGGGGGTTTACGCCGTTGGTTGCCAGCAAAGTTCCGGTCGCCTCGTCCACTGCCCATTCAAACGTATTATCGTCTGCCGCAGTAATCGTCAGGCTTCCTGTAATAGCCTGCCATACGGGGGAGGATGCTGCCGAGTATTGGTAGATCGCTGTGCCAAATACCGCCACGACGTGGGTCGTAGAGGGCGGCACAGTAAACTCTGCGATCATTGTACAGGTAGGATTGGAGGTGTAGGCGGCAGCGGACTTATAGGACACAGTCCCCGGACGCTTCTCGCAGGCTCCTGCAGGCTGAATACGAACGTTTTCCATGGCGGAAATCTCGTCTTCAGCCACATCCTCTTCGGGGCGGGAATACCACACTCCGCCGGTCCAGGGGCCTAATTGAATGTCTTCGCCGTCAATAGCCATTTATGCCGCCGTTAGGCTTCCAGCTGCAGGGCTGTAGTTAAACCCGCCGGACGAGGGCAGGGACTGCCTCCGCCATATTCTGTTACCCCAAATGGTTCTGTTGGTTTCCTTGGCTGCTTTTACGATCCGATCATGCTCATACCGGTTGGAGGCAGCGGCTTCCTCGTCGCCTTTTTCCTGCAGGTACAACTCAGCGGCACCCATCCACAGCGCAGGCTGTAGCTCCTCGGGAAACCACCGAGCCATGTCGGTAGAGTCGTCTGAAGAAGTCCAATCTGTGATGCGACCGAGGTAGCGGTAGCGAATGTCGTCGCCAGGAGTCTCGCTGATCGGATGAAAGCGGATCAAAATCTTGCCAGTAATCGAGTCGATTCCCTCATGGTGCCACAGGCGACCGTCAGCGTTGTAGTCTCTATCCGCGTCAGCCGCGTCAATGAAGTCCATGCCGGTAGCACCCAGAGGTCTGTCGTTCGTCACGTCTACAAACGAGTGTGGGGTGATCACATCCGAACCAAGAGCGTAGGTCTGCGTACTGGCGATGCTGGAATACGTGCCAGAGGCACCGGACGAGCCACCCGTCAGCGTCTCAGACGCGGTGAACGCCCCAGACAGTGCATTTATCAGCAAAGCGGTGGGATAATTGGTGGCGTCATACGCAGCGTCAACCACGCAAGAAGATGCCGTGAAAGAAGAGAAGGTCGCAGTGGCCGACGATGTGCCACCAGTTATTGTTTCGGACGATGTGAAGGTGCCCGAAACAGAACTAAGTGTGATCGAAGTGGAACCGTCGTATGCGGTTGTGATGACTCCTGTTCTTCCAGAAGTGCCCCCAGTCACAGTCTCCCCGGCAACAAAAGTCCCACTAATCCCAGTGACCACCATCGTGCCAGAAGAGCCACCAGTCACCGTCTCACCAACAGTGAACGCGCCAGAACTCACCGTGATGGTGATAGTCTTGGTAGTTACAAACGTGGACGACTTGTGCAAAAACCACCACTTACCGCCGAGTAAGTTGACGATCCCCGTGGCCGCAGTATTCAGGTAGATCCGCGCTTGGTCCTTGTATGTCGCGTTGGTCGTGTCCAAACCCGCCCGAGACAGCACCATCGAAATTGCAGTAGCCAGTGTCATATCAGATTCGCCCAGGCTCCGTTTTCGTAGCCTTGAAATTTGTTGGTGCTACTGTTGTAAATGATCATGCCGTTGGAGGCAGTGAGCGCATCCCTCTGCGTGGTCGTGAGGTTCGCCAGCTTTAAGAAGGACGACAGGGTGACTGTCTGCGCTGTAATAACTCCGAATAGACCAACCTCCCCGAAGGAGGTGGCCTGGTTCTGCTGCCCGGACACAACAGGGTTGGCTGCGGATCTCCTCCGCACCGGCTGTCCGAGCCGTGGGGACGCCTGCTTCCGCTCAGACCGAGGTCTGGCAGGCATTATTCTACGGCCAGATCCGCTGCTTCTTCAGGAGACATCGTCATCTCTCCAGATGCGATATGCATTTGATCAGCGTCACGCCCCGTGATCGTGCTGGAAGCGCCTGTGATGCCCTGGTTCCGCAGGTAACGCTCTGTGGTGACCCGCTGGGCCTCTTCCTTGCCAAGAGCCGCTACAAGGCCCTCAGAAGGCTTTGGCTCAAACCCTTCGGGATGCAGGATCTCTCCTACCGTAAAGGCAATTCGCTTGGCATCGGCATTGTTCTGGGGCGGCTTATTCTTCTGGATCACACTTCCTGTGCCGAGCGCGTCACGCATCGCCGACTTGTAATCTGCAGGGGCCTGCTTAACAAGTTCCAGAAGGCTGTTAAGCTGGGTCTTTGTATCAGTCTTTGCTTGCTCGGCCATAATATCTCCGTTGTGTTGGTTGATGAAGGCGGACACATTTTTTGTGTCCGCCTTCGTTGTTTGCTACGGCACTAAGCCTTGCAGGACAACGCCAACATGAGCATTGTCATCCGATGCATACGTAGTGTATCCCACCAAAGGCTCAGTTTCAGCATCCTTCAACTGAACATGCCCAACGTCAGTGTCGGACAGCGTGCAATTCACTCCAACGGCAAGAGCGCCATCGCATGAAATCAAAGCAATCCCAGCCGTCTGAAACCACCCGTAGTAATTGGCGGTAAATGCAATGGGACTAACCCCAGAAATGATATAATCCACTGTTGCATCCGATGCACCGCCCAGGGCACCTCGCACGTTATACCACAGCCCACCAGTGATTGCGATATCAGACGCAGTCGTCAAGGCGACTTTGATCGGATCATACAGCTCAATGTCTACCTTACCAGCGGTCGTAAACCCCGTCGCACTGTTGCTTTTGATTCGATACTGAATCCCCTCGCCAGTGCCATCTCCTCCATCATTGGCGATTTGCAGATATGCCCCGGCATACTGGTCCTTCGTTTTGCTTGCGAGGGTAATCTGGAGCTTCGACGAA